GCTGTACAGGAGGGTTCCATAGGTCGTCTGCATCACAGTGCCTGCCTCTTCAGGCGGATGATGTTGAAGGGCTTGCCCTGCCAGGCCGGCCGGGCCACAAGCGGGCGCTCGCCCCAGCGCTCGGTGGTGACCAGCAGCACCCCGCACACCTGCGGCAGGTTGATGTAGCGCCCGACCTGCCGAAGGGCATCGGCGAGCGAGCCGGCCACCTTCACCTCGATCACCAGACCGTCCAGCCAGAAGTCAGCGCGGTTGCTGGCGTCGAGCCGGTACTCGCGCACGTGCGCATGGCCAGCGTTGTCCAGCACTGTGGACAGAACCTCTTGCAGCTGGACCTCCGATCCATAGCGATACCCGAACCCAGCCAACAGCCGGCCAATGCCCTTCAGCTGCAGCTGCTCTTCCACAGCGGTGCCCGGCTTCACCGGTGCCCCCTCCCGCTGCGTGATGATCGAGCCGCCCATCATTCAGCCCCTTCCATGCGTGCAACGCGCCGCCTGCTCAGTGCTTCAGCTTCGGCCTTCGAAACCTTTGCCACCGCCGCACTATCGTCTGCCTCCGAGCGACCGGCGATCACTGCCATCTCGACCATCTCGGCTGCCTTGATGTAGGCCGTGCGCGCCATCGGCGCGGCAGCACTGGCCAGCCTCCGTATCCGGGTCGCGGCAACCACGACGGGACGCTCGGGGATGCAGCCAGTGGGCAGCGTGAGGGCGGCGACAATGGCGGCAATGGCCAGGTCATGAAGAATGTCGAACTTGTTCTCGCCAAGCAGAATTTCCTTTGCGCACCCAGGCCATCCGGCTTGTGCGTGCACATCCGCCAGCAGCTCACGCGCCTTCGTCTCGATGGCGTCCATCACTTCACCTCCGTGGTGAGCTGCAGGCCTGTCGCCGCGTCGGCGTGGGCCCAGGTCATGTGCCCGCGATCGATCTTCTCGCCCAAGCGGGCCAGGCCCTTGGCGGTCACCAGCACCTGCTCATGCACACGCTCAACCTCGTCGTCGCCGCGGCGGACACACGCCTTGTGGACCAGCAGACCCTGCTGCAGGCGCGACTGGTACGCCAGCCAGTTGCGGCTGCCAGCCCGGCGGTACACCCATTCGTGCTCGGCCAACCATGCGAACAGCTGGCGCGGCTGCACCTGCAGCATCTTGGCGGCGGTCGTGATGTTGAACGCCCCGTCAGCGCGGCTGATCCTCGCCAGCGCGCGCACCTGCGGCTCCTGGTACTGGACGCGCGCTTCGAGGATCTCGGACCTCTCGCTGAAGGTCAGGAGCAGCGCGCGCAGGGTGGCCGGGTCGGACAAGGCCTGCATGTGATCCGGCGCCGGGGCGCCGGCCACCAGCTGGTCGTAGGCGCGAATGACCTGCAGGTGAAAGCTGGGGCTGATCCACATGGCGTAGGCATAGACCAGCTCCCGAGCGACATAGCTGCCTCCGTTGCGGCCGGCCACCGAGTGCACCGGGTAAATCCGGGAATCCCCGGAATTGGCCATCTCGGCCACCAGCTCTTCCGTCTGCTTGAGCCGCTGCCAGTCACTGGGCTGGTGGCGCTTGGCGCCGCCGGCGGCGCGGTGCAGATCGTTAAGGCAGAACCGGCCAACGTCGTCGCGACGCACTGCGGCCCCGCCAATCATCATTTCGTTCAAGAGAACACCTCCGTTTTCCAGCCACCGCCGGGGGCGCGCTGGACTGCCAGGAATCGGAACGGGTACATGGCGGCGGCCACCTTCACCTTCACCCGGGCGTCTTCCTCCCAGTACCCCTTCACCTCGTGGGCCTCGAGCTCGCCGCTTTTTGTCATGACGAAGAAGTCCACCGTCAGGTGTGTTTTCTCCGCCAACTTCAGCTTCACCGACTCGAACCGGTGCCAGACGATCTCGCCGTCGCGCTGCAGCTGCGCCAGGTACTCGGCGTATGCGGCCTCTGTTTTGTTCATCTCGCCGGCGACGTGCCGCGGGCGACCGCGCGCGACCATGCCGCTG